TGCCAAACTACATCAGCAAGAAAAGATTCTCCAACTGGTTCCGACTGTGCATCAGAACCATTCACATAGAGATTTCCATTGAAATCTCCGGCAATGTTAATACTTTCTGTTAAAAAGTCTCTAAACGATTTCATTTTAGTTACAGTTCCAACGACGGAGGGCTTTGTTGATTCTTGAATCTGGATCTCTTGCAGTTTTTGCAGAAGTCAGTTTAGACTTCATACCTTTCATTCTGCGGCAGAAATTAGAACGACGTTTTGCTCTTTTACCTTTTGGATTCTTTTCAGTTACTGCTGTCTGAAGTTTTGAACCTGGATTCTCACGTCGATAAGCATCTACAGCTTTCTGACTTAAACCATCTGTTTTGTCTTGGCGGTTGACTTTTTGCCAGTCTTCAGTAAGATTTAGTTCTTCTCTCCAGTTAGAAAATTGCTCCTTCTTCACACAACGGTTATAAGTTTTTCCAAATAACTTTTGAGTTCCTTTTTTCTCATAACCTGGCCAACACTTTTTACTTGCCTCACCAATCAGTTTATTACCAAGACCTTGAGTTGCTCTTAATGGTTCTGGTTTGATAATATCAATAAATTGGACAGTATCTTTACCATCAGAATTTTGAACAGTAATAGATTCATCAACCTTATGCTCACCACTTTCAATATAATCTGCTGCAGTGTCAATATAGTCTGCTGCTTTAGTAATTTTTGATTGCACCCATGCTTCAATATTACCTTCACCCTTCATTTTTTTCTTCAACCGTCTAGCAGCAGAAATGATGGTAGAAAGTTCAGAGCGAGCCATGGAATACTCATGGTCTTTTTCTTCATTTGCTGGATGAACCTGAGCAATATCAAATTTCTGTTGATTAGATGGTTCGAATGGTATCGAGAACCAGGACCAGAACCTGGGACCAAATCTACACTCTTGTGCGGTTTCCATTTTCATGCACTTGGGGCAATATCTTTTTTCATTCTCATATATTGGGGTATCCCAATCATATGCAAGAGCGTCTGTACCCTCAGTTTTTGTTCCCCAGTTATCAGCACCAACTTTACGACACTTAACCAGTGCTCCAGATGCATACGCACTTGGCCAAACATCATAGCGAGACTTTACCTTGTGATAGCAGGCATCTTTTTTACCACTACCTTTACCTGGTTTATCTTTTGCCTCTTGCAACTCTAATTCTTCTTTCATTTTTTTCTTTGGATCTGTTGAGACATAAGTTGGTTTTGCAGCACCAGTTTTTTGTTGTTGTCCTGGATCCGCTTCTTTTTTTCTTCTTGCAGCAGATAACCTTTCTGCTTTGGTCATGCTTGCTCTTTTTGCTGATGAAACACATTTTGGAGTTCCTTCTCCAGGCTCATCGCTTGCACAAGTTCCACCAGTTACTACATTTACCCAACCCGATTTACCATCTTTTGATTTAGACTTACCAAACCAATCACGAAGACCCTCTTCGTGCATAGTTTCCTCATATGCAATACGCTTCATACTGTGAAGCATTTCACCTTTTTGTTTAGCAATAAGTTTAAGAGATCTTTTTTGAGCTTCTCCAGGAGCACTCATTACATTTTCATCAGGAGTTTTTTTGCCTGGTTTATCATATACATCTATATCACCATCAGCATCCCTATCAACATATTGATGAACTGCATGATGAACCAATTGTTTTATATCAAGATTAGGATCAAGTTGATGTTGAGACTTTGGAAGATGCTTTGTTTTATGTGAAAACTTAGGATATGTCGTTACTTCTTTTGACTCAGTAAAAGGCGACTTCGATTGAGTCTCTTCACCCTTTGCTCTTTTTTTACGAGCAGCGCAATGAGCCTTTTGTGAAAATCCCTGAGGATTATCACAGTCTATTGATTTTTTATATTTCTTAGACCAGCTCATTAAACTATATGTTTACTCTTTATTATTTAGAAAACCTTGTTTGAGTAGTTTAGACAACTCAGATGTAGAACCAACAAATACAGCATTGTTCGTAACGTTGTTTGTGGTTTTTACCGTATCTTCCTCCACATCTTTTAATTTCTTTTGTAAATCAATTAGTTTATCTGTTACGTCTCCGACACTTTTAATTAACTGACCAGCAACTTCATATGCTCTTGGACTATCACTTTCTCCAGCAAGTTCCATGATACCATTGATTGCTTCTTGTCCCTTTTCTATGAGAGAATACAAGTTTGCACGAGTATACTCATAGTCTTTTTTAATATCATCCTGCTTTTCGTTTAAGGATGGTATTATTTCGGACTTAGTATTTTCTACTTCTACAATACTACTTTCAATGTTCAAAGCTTTATCAATCTCATCGTAATTTGGCATAATTTACTCATCAAATGTCTACTTGTCTTGTTGGACTAAACTCTTTGGCGTCTCCTAAGTAAGTCCAATTTTCATTGAACCCAAAGTCATCATCTGCTTCAACTAGTGCATCATCTGCTGCGGTAAGTCTATTGATAGATGCACTTTGTAGATGTGAAGATGCTGCAGTATCATTATACCCTCTTTGAACGTTCAATGTATCAGCATCAACAATTCCAGTAACGAGCATAATTTCACTACCAATAATAATTCTGTCGTTAACAGTAAATGGTGTTGTACTATTTACCTGTAAAACCAGAGAAGAATTACTTACATCCGAAATTAAATATGCTGAGTTATCATTGTTGTAGTCTTTCTTCGCTTGTGGAGTTGCAACATAACGCATTTCACGTCTAGCAGTTCTTGTATTGGTATCACTATAAAGATCAACTTGAACTTTCTTGATGAGACCCTCAGAACTATCTGCGATTGGACCAAACAGATAAGTTTTTGCTGTAAACTGTAATGTATAAATTAGTGCTCTTCGAGTTGAAAAATCTCCTTCATAATCATCTTGAAAATTAATGCTGTCTAAAGTAATTGGAATATCTCTCTTTTCACCAATTGATTCAACCAAATCAACAGTTACATTGAAGGCTGGTTGAAAATATGGTAATATCTGCTCAACTATTTGAAGAGCATCATCATTCAATTTGCAAAGTATGCTAAGTTCAAATCCAATATTATATGGTACAGGCATAAAAACTTTTTTAATGTTTGCACCATCACAAACTTTAAATGTCTGAGTTATGCTGCTTTTTCTTGTTGCATCATACTGAATTGAAACCATTTCAAAAGACATTCTTGGTAATGTAATTTGAATTGGTTTATTTAATTCGGACTGCTGCTCCAAGCGAGCCAAAAACTTTTGAACAGGACCATATGCTAATGGAACCCGCATATCACTAATATTGTTATTATCTCCGTCTTTATGTCTGATATGAATTTGATTAAAAAGAGTACCAAAAGCTATGATTGTCTTTCTAATTATTTCGTGATAATAGTAAGTTCCTAACATTAATAACTACCAAATGGATTTGATTCTGAAAAATCTAAGATAAGGTCTGCTTCTTCTTCAATTTCATCATTTTGACTATATTTATCATAAAGATCCATTTGGTTAAATGTTTGAACCGAATATATTGCTCCAGACTCTTTTCCAACAATTGTTTCTCCAGGGAGGAAACCTTTTGTAGTGCTTCCAATACCAACAAAAGAAATTTTAAGAATCTTAGTATCTTTATCCCACTCTTTAACTATTGCTCTAGTTCTTGATCTAGTTCCCTCAATCACTTCATTAAAGAGGTATGTTCCAATTCCTGTTATTAATGTTGGATTTGCAATTGAAATAGTTGGTGTTGAAGTATATCCAATACCAGGATTTGATACATATATTGATCTAACAACATCATTAGAACCAACTCTACCGACAGATGCTATTCCAACTGCGGTTACACCAATACCTGCAACTCCAGGAGCACCAACTGTTATTACTGGTGAGGTTGAATATCCAACACCACCGTCCGTTAAAATAAACCTAATCAGACCATTGTATGTGGTTTCTACAGAACAGGTTGCTGCTGCTCCTGCACCTCCACCGCCATATATTGTTATCGTTGGTGGTACAGTGTAACCAACACCAGCATTTGTTAAGTAGATTCTTTCTACCGAACGAACACCTGCTCTAACTGTAGTGATCGCAACTGCAGAAGCATTATTATTTGGATTTCCAGTTGGCGATGTACTAATAGCAACAATCGGATCTGAAGTGTATCCAGAACCATCGTTATTTAAGAAAATCTCTCTAATATAACCTGTACCAACGGACGCAGTAGCAGTAGCAGTTACACCAACACCGACCAGTTGTAGGGTAGTGATATATCCTTCCTCTTGAACTTGAGTATCAATCTCATCAATAGAAGTGTCGATAATTTCATCTTCATATTCAAAGAGTTCACATTTAAGTTCATAAACATATAATTTTCCTAGTTGATAAAAAGGTTGTTCGTGTTCAACAAACTTAACTTCAAACAACCTTTGACCTAATGGAAAATATATTAAGTCTCCTTCTCTTGGACGAGTAGAAACTTCAATTTCAGATTCTTCAGTTCCATCGTCCAAACCACCTAAAAATGGAGCGATAAAGTCTTCAAATCTTTCTTTAGATATTGTGATGAGTAACTCATCTCTTAGACTCATACCAAACTTTGTTAAAATATCCCCTGCTCCAGAATACCCATCATATGTGTTTACATATGCCTCTAAGGCAAAGTTATCATCAAATCTTGAAGACTGTATCTCTTCAATTATAGTTTTTCTTTTTACAAATTTTCTTGGAATATAAACTACTTCGACACCATACATCCTCAACTGCTCATTTACTAAATCTTGCAGTAGACGTTGTTCGCTAGGTGTTCCTTGTAAGAAAAAGGGGTTAAGTGCCATTATCCAATAAAGTCGTATGGTGGTAGCTCATGCTCCAGAGCCATGACTTGTTTCAGATTTTCT